GTGTCGCGATGAGCCGTGCTTTAGCGGCTTCACGGTCCTGTACGTTCTGTGTGTGCTGTGCTTGAATAACTGCGATCTGCGCACCGGTTTCAGTCTGAGCCTTATCTGCTGCCAGGAAGTCGGTGAGCGCTTGCTGAGCTACGTTCGGGTCTACTATGGGCATTTCGGTGGTATCTCCTTAGTCATCGTCACGATAGTGAGTTTTGTGCTGCGCCTTTAACTGCTCGTCAACGGACTTTGAGCTGCTGTGATTGTAGTTGAAACGGCAGCGTGGACACTTATAACTCCAACTACCTGGCGCCGTAAAGTTCTTTTCGTCAAGATGAGCACCGCATGCATCACACTCACGGCCCTGCGGCTTGAAGTCCTTTGCCGCTTTGCGATCAAGAACGCAGTCCAGTGCGCGATGGAGCCTGGAGCGGCGGTCTGCGGAGTCTTTGGCCTTTTGGTGCTCAGGTGCTTCAATACGTAGTCCACACTTCACGCAGGGCAGGTTAGCAGAACCGCGCTTTGGTGTTTGGTATGAATGTGGCTCAATCTTCCTCAAAGCTCTGATTCTGTCCTCATTCGTAACCGCGTCTTTGGCGGTACGCAGCGCCATCAATTTATCTACCGCTACGGGCGGAAGGCCCTGGTTTATCAACCAATTACGAATACTGCCCTCAGAGTAACCACCAGCCCGCAAATCTTTAAGCATCTCTTCACGACTCTTCGCCATCTCTCATTCCTCCACTACATGATAAGCACTGGTCCACCACCGATGACTTTCGCCATCGTACTTAGCTGCACGCCGTAAGTTGTAAGTTGCCACTGCCCAAACTGCTCCAGTGATGCCAGCGCCTGATAACTCACTGACACGTCACCTACGCTCTTCGCGGTCTGCAGACCGCCGAACAACCCTTGAGCTGCGATCTGCGCACCGCTACTAACTCCTGGCGTTAGCACTTGGGTTTGAATCAGCCAGGTGGCATAAAGCTGATCACCGCTAATGGTAGGCGTCATCAACGTAATAGTAACGCCGCTCAGGGTGTAGTCCACACCGCCCGGACGGAGGTACTCACCGTTCTTGGTGAGCGTGCTGAGCGTGTCACCGGGAGGCTGTGCGCTCAAAGTGTAACTGCTGCCAGGAATTACGCCGGTCGGAACTTCACCGTGAACGGAAGACTCTAAGGCGAACCCAACCTCAGCCGCATCGCTCTTTGCGAACAGCGTGAGGTAATGGGCGATGTACCATGCAATGGCGATGTACCATGCGTCTTGCCACCGCTCTTGCACTAGCGACGCGACGGCTAGGTTGAGGTAAAGCTGGATTACCGCAGTAGGCACTGGCGGCGCTTCATACACGGACAGAACGGCAGCGGAAGTTGTTACTAGGGCAGAGTTATTGACGGTGACGTTGCCGGCGCCAACGGCTGTGATCACCGTGCCCTTAGGGAAGTTGCCAGGTGACTGCAGGAACTGTCCGTAGCTCAGGCCGGTGGTGCTGGCAACCGTGATGGTGGGGCTGCCCACTGCAATGGAGCAACCGCCAACGGTAGTGGGCAGCCCGAAGAACTTGTGGTAGACAGACAGGAAGTCATCCAGATAGTACGGAGGATTCTGGCCGAACACAAAGCCGACTGAACCACCTCGGCCGCAGTCGGCGAAGAATCCGTTCTCAGCGCCCCAGGCAGTCTGCAGCCACAAATCGAAGTTCGGCCAGTTTCCCATAGTACTCCTTGTTACTTCGTCAAGCCCAACTTGGCGCCACGTGAAGACTTCTTGGCAGGTGCCTTGGCCGCTTCTGGTTCGTCATCCTCGTCGTCCTCGTCGTCCTCGGTTACTCCGCCGTCTTCAGGCACCTTGCCATCCGGTTCCGGTTCCGGTTCCGGTTCCGCTACAACGGCTGCGATGGGTTCAGGCGGCGTAAGGTTCACGATGCTGCCATCCTTGATACTCAGCTGGTAAGTCTGCGTCTCAGCGACCCAGGCCGGAACTTGGATGGGGCCTTCTTTTGTGGGGCCAGTAACGAAGCGACGCTCGCCGTTTTCTCCGCTGTGAAGCAGGAACAACTTGGCGCGCTTGAAGTACAGTGTTAGCATTTTCGTTTTACTCATAGCTGGTATTATCTCTCTTCTGCCTTGCTCAGAAGGCTGGTTAGGGAAGTGCTGCGCGGCGGTGATGGGTGTCTTACCAAAGCGGCCTGCAAGGTGACCGGGATGGTCTGACGCTTATAACCGCCGCGCAACTTCAGTGATGTGCTTTGAGGCACAAGAAAGCCCACAGCCGATGTAGCCGTGGGCTTAGTAGAATTGATGGTTCACGCTTTCTTGCGCGTACCATTAGGATGCGTCTTATGCCAATAGACTTTGTGGGCCTCTGGCGTCATGGCTGCGTAGCGTGCTTTCCCGCTAATGCTTTGCTTCATACGCTCTGCCGGGTCCTTATAACGCTGTGTCTGCGCTATACTCTGATGTACGCGCTCTGCAGGGTTAGACCAACGACGACAATTACCGGCACTTGTTTTTTCGTGCTCTGCCGGATCACTGTAGCGCCGTAATTGCATTGCACTTCGTTTTGCACATTCAGCAGGGTCTTTGCATAATAGTATCTGGCTAGCCCGCTGTTTCTCATGCTCCGCTGGATTAGCGTAACGCCATAGTTGACCGTCCTGCATCTTCGCACGTTCAGCTGGGTCTTCAAAACGACGCTTTACACCAATACTCATCTTTTTACGCGACGCCTTAGAGTGCTTACCACGAAAACCCTCACCGCCAACAGTAAGATTGTAACTTTTATCGCCCAATAAATCAGCGTTATATGTATGAAGTTTCTTAATGTAAGAGACTTCTTTTTCAAGTAGGTTTTTGCGTGGTCCGCGCCAGATTACTTCAAACTTAAAGCTCTTCCAATGCTTATCAATCTTCCACGCTTTGCGCATAGCGCGATGGAGTGGACCCTTTGACACGCCAGTACAAGCATGCCAAATATGCTTCTTCCACCTATTAGTCTCCGGTTTACCAGTGGTATCACATCCTACGTAGCGTTTACCATTTACTAAATTAGTAATTAGATAAACACAACCCCAACCTTCTCGATGTTTTCTCATGATTACCTTCATGTACCATTTAAGAATTCAGGGAAGCGCGGCTGGTAAGACCGCGCTTCTCATGCAAGGTCATGACCCCTGCACTATCCCTGTAATTATTATACCTCAGTTTGCCGCTTTGTGCCGACTAAATTCCGTCAGCATACACGGCAGTGCTTGGCCGCTTGAAAATGACCTGTGAAATGCAGCCTGCAAACATCGTTTCATAGGCGCCGCCACGCCGTGTAGTAGGCACTGTCATAGCGGTTGTCATCGGTTGGGGCACCTTGAGGTACAGTGCTTTTTTCTGGTTGTGATAAAACACGGCGCGATCCAGTCCGTTACCAGTCTGCCCAGCCGTCGCAGTGTTGCCGACGCCCTGACCACTGATCCACGGGTTGGGGAGGAAGTCAATGGAAAATTTTACGCCGTGATGGGCCGCGACGCAGTTCTCTTCCACATACTTGATGATTGATGTCGCGACCGGCGCCCCGCCAATGGCCATCGGTTGGGTCAAGTACGCAAATTGAGTGTAAGGAATCAGCAGATGGTCAGCCATACCTTCAGAGGCGTCATATCCACTGTTCTGAACGGTCTGGTTGAGCGCAGTGTTGATGTCGGCTAGAATCTCCTGGGGTGTCTTCTTGCTCCAGTTGGTGCTGCCGCTGCCGCCGCCTGCTACTGTATATTCGTACACATTGGGGTTGTTGATGAGCGCGGGATCGCCCAGGAACCCAGCGTAGACAACGAAGTCCAGCGCCTTTGCCCAGTTCGTCTCCACGCTCTCCTCGTACAGTTCTTGCAAGCTGAACGGAGGCGCTTGTCCGACTCGCAGCGCTGTTTCCATGCGCTTAAGATCGATCCAAGTGATCGTCATTCCCATGGCCCATGTATACGTGCGCCAGATACCCTTCTGAATGTCAGCCTGCGCAGACGGAATGTCAGTATTACTGGTTCCTTGCAAACCAAAATACTGAGTGCCGGTGGTTGCGTAATTACTGGCGAACGCCGTGATGAACTCGGGGAAGCCTCCGCCTACTTCAACAGCGATGTCGCGCTTGTGCGTCACCGCCTGCAATGGACGTACGAGGTCCGTGTCGATAAGTTCCAGGTTGCTCTGCAGGAACGCGAAGCCAGTTGCTCCGGCAGCGTCGAAAGCCCGCGCGCGACCTGGAGCCGCGCCGTGATTACGATTTCGAATCATGGTAAGCTGTTCTCCTTCTTAGGCCGCGTTGCGGACCTTGATTGCGATTTCAAGCATGTTGTTGGCGTCGACGTAACCAGTGCGCGCAACCACGTTCGGCAGCGCGATGAGGTTGCTGAAAGTCAGCACGCTGGTGGCTGTGATAGCAGTGGTGAGGCCAGAGCTGATAACGATCGTTGTGTACGAACCGGCCGTGCCCGTGCCACTCACGACGTAGCTGCCAGGAGCGATGCCAGGGCCAGTAACCACCATGCCGACATAGACACCCGTAAAGGTGATGCCGGTCAAAGAGGTCGCAGCCGCGGCAGCCGCGGTGATGCCGTTCAACGTGAACAAGTCAGTAGCGACGGGGTTGGTTTCCCAGTCACCGATAAGGCCCGCAGAGACAGCCGTATTGAGGACGGCGCGAGTGTAGACCTGTGCACCGGCAGCAGGAGCGCCGACGCTGAGCAGGATGGTTCCTGCACCGCGCTCTAGCACCTCAGCCATCTGCAGGTTGGCATAGCTGCCGACCGACTGAACGCCCGGCGTGCCTGCGCCATAGCTCGAAGACCCTTGGTAAGTGAGCTGAGTCTTGACTTCACGGACGGCCATGCCGGCGAAGTAGTTAGCGATGTTGGCGGTGTTGGCGATGGTGGCGATGTAGTCCTTCACCGAAGTGAAAGCGCCGCCGCTGTTCGTGGTGCTCGGAATAACAACCGCCGGGTCGCCGAAGTTGAGGGTGTTGGTGGACGTCAGCGGCACGAACGAACGCGCCGTGATGATCGTATCACCGAAGCGAGAGACCGCCCCAGGGAAGCCGATATTCGGCCCAGTGACGGGAATGACCTGACCAAAAGCATACTGGGTCATTGTTACTTGCCTCCTTTATGGGCATTGTGTGCAGCATCGTATGCGGCCTGTATGTCCGCAATACGCTTGTCAGCGCCGGCAGCGCCAGAATCAGCGGCATGGGCGCGGTTGAGTGGTGCGCGAGGCAGCTTGCTATCACGTGCACGGGCTGCTCCGGCAAAGCTGCCGTAACCGCCGTTGCTGGCGCGAGAGCTGCGGGTAACGCTGCTCAGCGCCGAGTTGAAAGCGTCCTGCACCTTACTATCCTTGCAGCGGGCCACGACCGGCCGAAGCATCTTCAGCACCGCAGCGGCGCCGTCAGCAGCGCGGGCGCGGTCCTTAGCATGGCGCTTGTCACCCACAGGCTCCAAGTCCTCTTCGCCCTCTTCAAGGTCGTCGTCCTCAGCGCCCTCTTCTTCTTCGAGTTCCTCAGGATCTTCGTCCTTGGCGTCCTCAGCTTCAGGCTCTTCATTGCCGAGAACTTCATCCAAAGGCGCGGCATCAACTACCGGCTCATCCTCTTCCTCGAGGTCTTCGTCGCTAGCATGCGCCGGCTCTTTCTCCTCTTCAGAGAAGAACTGGCCGAGCAGGGACTTCAGCTCTTCCAGGTCAGCGTCGTTAACCTTGCGGTCCTTTGCGCGGTGCTTGTCGCCGGCTTCTTCCTGGTCAATGAGGTCGTCCAGGGCGTCGTGCATGGCCTTGCGTTTGCCGTCCATTACTGGTTCGTCCTCCTCGTCAAGCTCGGCATCGCGCAGCTTGCGATCACGTGCCTTGCGCTTGGCGTCTGCCACCTCTTCGTCATGGTCGTCTTCTTCCATGAGCTCATTGTCGCGGGCCTTGCGGTCTCGCGCCTTCTTGTCCTCAGCGGGCGGAGGTGATTGCTTAATGGCCTCAGCCGCCTCAGCCAACGCTTCTGGCTCCGCATCGGTAGCATAAGCCTTCAGGCCCAGACCGAGCAGGTGCTTCAAAACATTCGCCACGGGTTTGTTCTCCTTTTTCGAGGGTTGTACAGCGGTTGAGGTTTTAGACGTCGCCGCCCTTTCGACGGCGGGCGGCGCTATGGAACTAATGGGCGGTGAACTTGTAGGGTCAGGGGCGGAGTCGCCGATGGCTACTTCCAAACCGGCGCGGCCCTTGGGGACAATGGCGGCGTGGTTGCCGACCATATTGCATTGAATGATCTTCTTGCCGTCTCGCGCGATTGAGAAGTCATAGCCAAGGCTGACATCACGCGAAGTCTTATTGCGGACCTTATCGATAAGCGGCGCCCGCGAGATCACAAGGTCGGCGATCACTGGCCACTCACCGCTGTCCAGCTGCTCATCGCCTTTGCGCACATTCTGGATGTGGCCGCAGGCATACTCGGCAAAGTTGTTTGGAGTGATAAAGCCAGGCGGATGGTTGTCTGCGATTGGCTTGCCGTTCAGCGATGCCAAGAACTCTGGCGCGAACACTTCGCTCGCCGGCCGGTACAAGTCAATAAGCGCCGATGGGTTGCCGATGTCAATGCCCAGGTCCTCCGCGCTCTCCTGCGGCAGGTCGCGCACAGCATACTCTTGGAAACCAGTCCGCGCAATGGGACAGCCAACCACGATAAGGAAACCCTCTGGCGTCTCGCTGATGTGCTCACTGAGTTGAGATACCAAGTAGCCATGAGCAGTCTGCGTGGCGTCGATCACTTCTTCGTTATTGGGCATGTAGAGTCCTTATTACTTAGTGACTTTGACTGGAAGCGGGAGAGCGTCTTTTGCCTTATCTTTCCAGTAATGCACATCCGCCCTCTGGTACAGTACCTGGGCCTTATTGTCTAAGCGAGTGAACTCTGACTTTGACAGTGCTTTTGGTCCTTTGTTGCCGACTTCTATTGCAGCAAGGTATTTCTTGCCATCAGGCGAAGACTCAAAAGCTTTTACAGCGCGCTCGCCCTCGTCAGCTTTATCGTATGGATCAAATGAAGCGTCTTTCGCCCTGGCGGAGTTAGGGATGCACATACCGCTAATACGCTCACGCGCAGAACTATTTATCTGCGCCCAGGACTTTCTAGCCCACATGTGCGCATCGTCCTCATCGAAGTCATCAAGTAACCAACCTACGCGCGTCTGTGGGCTTGCAGCATTCCAGGTGCGCTCGTCGCGCGGGTCAGTGGCATCCTTTCCCACTGTAAGTGGTTCCACTACCTCTTCCCCAGTCTTCGCGTCATGCGCCACCCGAACACGCTCGCCAGCCCGCGTCCGTTCTACAGCACTTCGCAACGCCGGACCAGCAGCGTCGAATGCCTGGACCTTGCCGACTGATGGGTGCTCGTACTGCCCATGGTAGCTGCGCACGGCCTGACGCTGGCACTCGGCAATTCCGTCCCTGGCGATCTGCTCATTATGCTGATCGCCGACCTTACGGAAGCCTGAGGCAGCTTGGCGATAAGAGTCCATCGCTATGGCGTGATTGCCTGTGACTTCTTGGTGCTGGGCCGTGTACAGTGAGATTGGCGAAGCTGAATCATAAGCCTTGCCAGACCGCGCGGCTTTCAAGGCGGCATCGACTTCGGCTACAAGGTTTGGGTCGCTCTTGAATAAGCCGCGTGCCTGTTCATATAGCCTAATAGCTGTAGGAAAGTCGCCCGCTTGCGCAGCTTTATCGCCGCGTTCAGCGACTTTCTTGCCATTGTGCAACATCACTTCATTTTCAGAGTTGTTATAAGCTTGACCCACTGTCACGCCATCCTTTGCAAGAGCTTTACCAGTGACAACGATGTTTCTACCTCCACTAACAGGTTTGATGTCATAGCGATCACCATCAGCAGTAGCGCCTGTATGATAAACAGCCACAACTTCGCAAGCCTCACCTTTGTAGGTGACTTTATCACCTACGTCAAATGTAGAGGAGTCCTTCGCTTGTGTTTTCAAGAAACGCTCCAGATCGGCCATCTTTTCAACCTGTCGATGATCAGGGAATTTAATTGCTTTGAGCCGCGTAAGTTCCTGGCGCAGGCCTTCAGTAGCGCTTTTGGCTTGCTCTTCACTATAGGGCGGAAGAGAGTAGTCCTTTGCCTTCTTTGTGGTCTCAGCTTTGTACTCGCGCAATGCTTCAGCACGTGTTGGATAGCCGCCGTATGTTTCACCATTTAGCTTGAAGTAGTAGCCGGCGATGTTTCGGCCTATGCTAGGTTCAGCGTCCTTCCCCAATGGATACGCTTTCACCTTCTCCCCCATCTCTCTCAGCGCCTGCTCATGCGCGCGCAGTTTATTGGTCGTATCGCCAGGCTTTTCTTTTTCAAGTTGCGCCTGAATCTTCTTGCGGCGCTTGAAGTATTCGTCCTCGTCGGAACGGGGAGAGTCGGTGGCATGGAATTTGTTTCCAACGGCGACAGCCTTACCAGACATGGCACAGCGCTCATTAGATGAATTTCCCTCACCACTATGATTCAAGAATTTCCCTTCAACCACACCTACGTATTTTTTACACGTTGGGCACTGTGCACCATGACCAACGTCCTTCCCCTTCACCGCAATAGGAAGCGGGAGGGCGTCTAGCCCGTGATTAGCGTGCCCATCAGGCGTGGTGTCTGGGATTCCTTCTTTGCGCATGAACGTTTTCAGCGCGGCTTTTGTGCCTTTATTAAAAACGGTGTACTTCTTTTTATTACCGTTCATGTCAGGCGCTTCAGTGGTCACACTCCAGGAGCCGTCACTGTTTTGCTGAATGTCATACTCTTGGCCCTTGGTACTGCGTGCCCAGTAGGAGTCGTCCTTCGCCTTCCCCACAGGAAGCGGAAGGGCGGCTTCTTTTGCGGCGCGGTGTTCGGCACGCTTCTGCATCGGCGCAATCGCCGCCTCAGCTGCTGATTTAGAGTAATAACCCTCACCTACAACAGTGTGGTCAGGTCGATACACGAACCACCTTACTCCGCGCTGCGCAATGTAGTAACCAGAGTCAGCGGCCTCATCCCTCCCCTTCACCGCAACAGGAAGCGGGATGGCGTCTCTCATGGTGGCCTTCTTGCCATTGTTATAGATACTGTGTGTTTTCCAAGTGGTACCGCCGTCAGTGCTCACCTTGATCTTGGCCTGGCCATCGAGTGACTTAGCGTCCCTGACGGCGCTAGGCAGTGTATCGAACTTCTTGCCCTCTACCATGTAAGTTGGCGCTTGGGCATCACTCCCCTTCACTGCACCCTTTCGCTTTGATGCTTCCAGGTATTGCTTCAACTCTCGCAAGTCTTCACCCTCAGCGCCCGCCTTGATGGCGTCTTCACACATATCGATGCACATGCCATAGTCACGCTGTGTCCACGCGACTCTGACGTCTTTCAACAGTTTGCTTGCATAGCCACTGTCATTCACCGGCACAGGGCGAAGGGAGTCTCTGCTTTGTGCACGTTTAATTTCGTACTTCAAATCTTTGATTTTTTCTTCAATCTCACGCGTGTTACCACCATGTTGTGAATGCCCTGGCTTGCGTACTTCGCGTAAAATACTTTCTTCCTCGGCTAGTTCACGTTGCAGACTGCCAAGCGACCGGTCGTCCTTCCCACCCGCCTTGTTCAGCGCGATCGCGACAGCCTGCTTCTTCGGCTTCCCAGCTTCTTCCTCAACCTTGATGTTGTGTCCGATGTTCTTCTTTCCAGCGAGTAGCGGCATGGCGGTGGTGCTCCTTCTTTGGTTATTGAGTTAGGCGCGGCCATGCCGCTGTCTTGGAGGTGTTACTCCGGTTGATTGAGAATCGCGTCCAACTCTTCTATAGTGGGCAGTGGCGCAGTGATATTGCGCACAGGCTGGCTCAGTACGCCCATCACGTCATCGAGGTGCAGGCACTCTTTCAGGTTTGGGCAAGGGTCACCGACCGATGTAGGAGCGAGTCGCCCATTACAGTAGTCATTGCCAGCCACTGCATCGTAGAGAATACCCACCATCGGATTCCCATAACTCGGCAGCAAAATAACCTTGTCGCCGTTCTTTGCTTCACGTCCGTTTTTGTAATGCATCAGTGCATGTTCCTCTCGTACCAAGTAAGGTCCGGCTTCGGCGGAACCCTAACGCCGCCTATCACAGGTGGAAGTGTTGGGTGCTTCTTAGTGCTAGTCTTTACCTTCATAGCACTTAGTGCGCAGTGCCAGTAGTGAGGCTGACGGTGGATGTGCATCCTGGGACGCCTGTCATCATTGCGATATAGGTGAAACTGCCAGTGTGAATGTCTACCACCAGTGCCTGTCCCGGCATAACCACGGTGCCGTTGGGATTCACCACAGTTACTGCGCTGCTTGTGCCCAGGTTGAAGTACACCGGCAGGTTGCCCACGTTCTGGATAAGCAGGGCAGTATCGGTGGAGACCGTGGTGCCAGGCAGTAGGACGGCCGCGGTGGTACTGCCTACGCTTGTGCCGATGGAGGCGTCGATGGTGATGAAATTGAGTGCCATGTTTCTCCTTGCTACTTAGTGACTGGTTTACTCATACTCTGGTGCTTCAGCGCCTGAACCACTGCACACCTTGCCATTCAGGTAGTGCCGCGAAAGAACACCCCGTACATTTGGTATGTACTGGCGGCAGACCTTGCATAAACTCACGGCATCCTTCGCTCTCCCACGCGCCGAGTCCATCACCGCATCCAAAGCCCTGTGGAGCCGCGTGCGGCGGGAGTCGGTGGCATCATATCCGCGTGTATTACCAATCTTCCACTCACCTGTTCTGCGCGTGCTTACCAAGAACTTCAAAGCTATGCGCGTCCCATTTGAAAGCGTGGCTGTATCGCTGCCGATGCTCTCAATAGTGACGCCACCGACTTTATCGCCAACGCACGGCCTGTACCCTGTAGGATTCGTTATGATACCGGAGTCGGTGGCTTTAACGGCACCTTTACGCTTGCAGGCTTCAAGGTACTGCTTTGCCTCGCGTAAATCTTCACCATCAGCACCCGCCGCAATTGCATCTTGACAATCATCAATACAATCGCCATATGAATGCATCTGCCAATGCTCGCGCGCTTCACGCAGAAACTTCTGCGCTCTATCTGAGTAATCCTTCGCTCTTGCCGCTACACTATCACCTTTCTCGCTCGACTTACCGAGCCGCTCCAGTTCATTGAATGCAGTTTCGAGCATCACATCGCGCTGCTGCGGCGGGCGGTCAATAAATGCCTTGATGTCAATACCCAGCGTATCAAGCAGTGATTGCATCGAATACTTGTCAAGCTGTCTTGTAGAGAGCATGTCTTGGGCCTTTGCTTTACGATAAGCAGCAAGGGCATACTCAGCGCTTGATAATTCAGACTGAGCACGCCAAGCCGCGTCCCTGCGACGTGCTTCAACGTCACTTTGAATCCGCGCACCGGTATTCTTGCGGCGCTCTTCGGCGCGCTTCATAGTCCAGTACTTATCTTCGCTCTTCTTTTTAGGACACTCTACGGCAGCAATGAGTTTTGCTTCTTCATTAACAGCATCTCTCCCGCGCGAACTTCCTGATTTTCTCATCTTGTCAATCACCGTGTGCGCCATGCTAAACGCACAGTCTTGGTACGCTATTGCGCGGCCAAAGTCATTTGACTTAGCGAATTGCTCGGCCTGCTTCAAAGCATCCTTTGCCATTCGTAATTTACCCTGCCAATAAATAGGGTCATCGTCTAACTTGGCATTGCTGAGAAGTGCCTCGGCTTGCCTTACCAAATCAACGACAGCTTGATGGGTGGCACAATAACTCGCTGCCTTATTTTGATCAAAGCGCGCGGGGTTGTTATAGATGTCATCATGTTTAGCTCGCAGAAGTTCAGCAGCGGAGTTAAGGCGCTTGCCAAAGAGCGCGTCTTTTGCAACGTTGCGCGACTCAGCCCACTTCTTAAAGTTGTGCGTCAGTGCATCATTATAAATAAACTTGCCATTCTTGCCGATGTGTAAATGGTCCTTCGCCCTACGAAACAAGTCAGGGCGTCGTGCAGTGGTGTACATCTTCATGTTAGTACTGATTTCTTTACCAGTACTTTGATGCATGTTACTCGACGCCACTCGCTCTTGTGCCGTCTTCTTCAGTTGTGCCATAGTGCCGGGACTAAATGGCTCCTCATTATTGTCCATCAACCTGTTATAGGCCCGCGTCGCAGCCGCGATGTCCATAGGTGTTTTTGCACTTTCGTACATAGCACGAATATCCATAGCATCTTGTGCACGCCGCTTCACCGCAGTAAGTGCCCCGTACTTCAAAGGTTTAACCAAGCCGCGTCCAGTCCCGTCCATAGGATGAGGGTCCATTTTTACTACGCCGTCAACTCCCACTACAGCGTGCATTCCACCGCGCGGTGAGATGCCTAGAATAAGGTGCTCTCCGACTGGTGATTGCTCAGCATCATACGGAATCTCGTCATAGTGGAGGCCGTGCTTGGCAAGGAATGTGTTGACATATGGGTCCTCGTTGGCGTCTGGGAAGTCCGGCACATCAGACTCACGTAGATTGAGGAGGGAAGCGAGACAAGTGCGGAAGCAGGTTCCTGTGTCTCCAGTCCGTGACTGTGTAAGCTTCAGCACTTTATGGCCTCCTTTCTTCTACGTCTGATTAGACCAGCACTCCACTCGCCAAGTCGCGCCCAGTGTGTAGGTGTTCCAGTTCCCGCTCCTCGCGCCACAGAAGTAAGTTCAGCGGATTGGCGATGATAGGCACAC